ATAAAGACTGTTGAGGTCAAAACTAACCACCCAATCATACTTTCCTGGAATCGGTTCCTTGACATAAGCACCTGCGTATTTGTCGTTTTTCTGGGATCTATCTTTAGGAGGTATAACAATATTCCTCCTCTTCAAATAGTTATAGATGATAGTATCCCACATTCTAACCTGAAAGAACACATCTGCAAAGTTAACCTTAGCATCATATGCCATAGTGATGGCAAGTTCTATCAGCTTCATCTTGTCTTCCAAACGGTCAACAAGTTCCACGTCAATTATATTATATTCTACAAACTTTTGCCACCCCTTTGTATAGAAATCCTTGAAGGTATCAAACTCAGAGTGGTCTAACTTCTTCTGTCCTAGTTCTACACCAGCAATATAATCCAACCTATAAGACTCCTGTGCCTTGTAGGTAAACTTCTTATACAAATCAAGATAATCTAACTGAGTAAGTCCTGCCACATCATAATATACATGCTTCCTACCCATAATGAATATCTCATTCTCAGTATTCATTCCCCAAGGAGACAGCATCTTCATCTGCTTCTCACCAAGAACCTTATTCAATCTCTTGGATAGGTATGGAATATCATAATACTGTATGTTCCATCCAGTTACTACATCAGGTATATTATCATTCCAATAATCAATAAACCTTTGAAGCAAAGTCCACTCATTAGGACACTCAATATACTTTACATTATCCTGCTTATTATCAAATGGATTTACACCCCAAGTTATAATCTGTTTAGTATTATAATCTTGAATTGATATAAGAAGGATCTCCTCTGCTGCTGCTTCGGGATCAGGGAAACCATTCTCAGACTTAACCTCAATATCAAGAGTAACTAATCTAATCTTAGATGCATCAAACTTAATCTCCTCCTCAGGATACATATCAGATATGTATTGAGAAACATATCTATCATTACCATAGATTTTAAAGTTCTCTACATCCTGATACTTCTTATAGAACTCTCTACAATCACGTACAAAACCAGGTTGAATGCTCTCAACATTCTCCCCTTCTAATGTCTTATACTTAGATTCTTTCTGAGTAGGGACAAATAGTGTTGGCTTATACTCCTCTCTAAATTGAACATGCTTACCATTATCATAACCACGAACTAGGAACTTGTTCCCAATCAATTGCACATTGGTATAGAACTTCATTTAATCAAGTTTTGATATTTCTCTAAGAGTGTAGGTTTAGCTTCAACTAATGTAAGTATCTTATCAGAACACATCATAAATTCATTATCATTAGTAATATCTATTAACCAAGGAGATAATGTATCATTTTCTCCCAATATAAATGGTTCAATTAATTTGCAATTTGGATCTCCAATATCAAGGGGTGCTACTTCCTCAATCTGACTTATTAGCATCTGATTGTTCGTCAGAATCAGAACTTTCACTTCCATCTCCTAATACCTCCTTAGTATACATTTGTTTAATTTTGTCAATTGGATCAACTATAGTAACTACCCAATCAGCAGTGATAGGTATCTTTTCATTCTTGGTTAAAGGACACCAAGGGAAAAGTTTAAGTTGATAAGTATCCTTCTCATCATCAATCTTAAGAGCTTTACTATTTAAGGTTACTCCACAAGGTTTAGTGAGAACATATCCAACTACCCTGGCATCATCACCTTCTCCTACTATCATCTCCTTTATATCAGCAACTATATCTTCTCCTGATTTAAGAATAGCAAGTTTGACAGTCATAACACAATAATTCCTCCTATGATTCTAACACAATTTCACCAATCTGCCAACAGTCATCAAGTGTATCATCTCTAATAACATCCATAGCAAACTCTGCTCTATTAGCAGGGACTATAACACAATAACCTATACCAAGATTAAATACTCTCTTCATTTCCTCCTCATCTATATTACCTTGTCTTTGTATCTCTAAGAAGATCTCTGGCACACTCCATGCATTCCAATCTATATTAGCTTTCAATCCTTCAGGTAAACATCTAGGTAGGTTCTCTGGTATACCTCCACCTGTAATATGTGCCATACCATATACCTCATCCATCTCAGATAATAATCTTTGTATGGTAGGAGCATAGATTTCAGTAGGTGTAAGCAAGTCAGGCCAAGTATGATAATTCATCTTAAGTCTTCTTGCCAAGTAATTAACAATACTATATCCATTACTATGAAGACCAGTGCTTGGCAATCCTATAACTACATCACTAGGTTTAATAGAAGACCCATCTATAATTTTCTTCTTCTCTACTATACCAGTACAAAATCCAGCAAGGTCAATTTTATTTTGAAACATTGGATGCTCTGCTGTCTCTCCACCAATAAGTTCTACTCCAGCATACTCACATCCTTTAACAATACCCTTCATTATCTCAGGCAATCTATGATCTATCTTCTTAGTAGAAATATAATCTAAAAAATATAATGGTTTAGCACCACAAGTAATTATATCATTCACACACATGGCAACAAGATCTATACCTATAGATGTATAGTCACCAGCAGCCTCAGCAATATCAATCTTAGTTCCTACACCATCAGTTCCAGATACTAAAACAGGCTCCTCATATCCTTGAGGAACCTGAAACATACCACCAAATCCTTTATTGGCGATGGGAATAGATTTTACAAATTCATTACCAGCATCAATATTAA